CCCCTCTATGGGGGACAGGATGACGTCGGCGTTCGCGACCCGGTCGAGGGCGGCCTGGGCCAGCCACGTGGCATGCGCCGTCGACGGCACGGTGTAGGCGAGGTCGGTGCGCGACACGCTGCGCACCCCGTTGCGGGCGATCGAATTCGTGTCCTCGACGATCGTCTGGGTACCACCGTTCGGCGCGAGCGCCACCCGGTTCTTGACGGTGTCCCGGCTGGTCGTCCACGTGTAGGAGCTCGGGCAGTAGGCCCGGTAGGTGGGGTTGTACGCGGAGGGGGTGTCGGGCTGGTCGGCGATCATCGCGACCGGTTCCGCCCAGGCGGGCTGCTCGAGCTCGAGGCCGTTCACGAACCGGATCACCCCGGCGCGGGTCGCGAACAAGACCCCGCCGTCCGAGTCCGCGGTCAGCCACATCTCCGATAGCGCCGGTTCGGCGAGCGTGGTGGCTTGGAGGGCGACCCGGCCGCTCGCCGACCAGGAGGCCTCGACCCAGTTGGGGACCTGCGCGGCCGCCATGATGCGGGTCATGCGGGGCCCGGCGAGCTCGCCGGCGCCCTGGGCGACCTGGGCGGCGTGGTCCGCGTCGGCGAAGAGGGCGAGCGGGTCGGCGGCGGTGACGGTCACGACCGGGGCGTCGGTGTCGTCGACCTCGACCACGCTCGTCACCAGGCCCGTGAAGAGGGGCCCGTCGGAGGTGGCGACGCGGACGGGGACACCGGGGCCGAGGTAGGGGTACGGGAGCGGGTTGCCCGCCGCGTCGATCATGCGCCACGGCGAGTAGATCCCGTCGGGGTTGTCCAACTGGAACGAGCAGAGCCCGGGGTCGACGTGGCCGAGGGGGTCCTTACGGCCGGCGTCGATGGCCACGCCGGCGCACTCGCAGGAGACGTCGCGGTAGTTGGTCGGGTCGAACGCATCCCACGTGGCCTGATCCCAGCGGGCCAGATCCCACAGGTCCTGGGCGCCGGGGAGGGCGAGGGTGACATGCACCCGGCCCGCGCCCAGCGGGGTGCCCGACGGCGGTGGGGGGATGACGGGCCACGGGATCGGCGCCATGGTCTAGACGAGGGCCACGGGGCCGGTGGCGCCACCGGCGGAGCGCTGGTAGGAGGCGAGCTGGCGGCCGACGTCGTAACCGTCCGAGCCCGGTGGCATGACGACCATGGCGCCAGCCACCGCCATCGGCGTGATGTCCGGCACCGACCACCCCTTGCCACCGAACCCGGGGATCCACTCGGGGGCAGTGAACTCGAGGCGGCCGACAGTGTTGTTCCACGCCGCGGCGATCGCGTTGAACGCCGCGATGAACGGTGCTTTGAGCAGATCGGCCACCCCGGACATGGCCTCGCGCACCCGCCCCCAGATCGACCCGACGAACTCCTTGATCGACTCGACCACCCGGCCCACCGTGTTCTTCGCCTCCTCCCACGCGCCCCCCCAGTCGAACATCAGGAACGCGTTGACGACGCGCAGCATGTTGGTGATCGCGCCGAGCGCGGTGCGGACGGTGCCGAGGATGGCCCAGAGGGCGAACCCCACGATCGTCATAATCGCCCCGCCCCACTCCTCCCAGAATTTTGCGATCGTCTTCAGGTCCTGTTCGAAGAGGATCTTGATTTGGTCCATCGTGGGCTTGAGGTGCTCGTCGTAGATCCTTGGCCACTCTTCGTCAAACCACTTGAGCAGGCCGTCGAACGCGGGCATGACGACGTCGTTGACGATCCGGGCGAGCTCGTCGAGGACGGGCAGGAACTTGGCGCCGATCGACTCCTTGAGCTCGTCGAACGCGATCTTGGCCCGGGCGACGCCCCCGGCGCCGGTGTTCGAGGCGGCCTCGGCGACGCCCCCAAAATTGGTTTTGGCGATGTCGAGGATCTCGGCGAGCGACAGGGTCTCGCCGGCGGCGTTCTTGGTTTCGAGGCCGAGGCGGCCGAGGGCGCCGGTGTTGCCCAGGTTCGCTTTCATCATGGCTTCGGTGACGGTGCCCAGGTCCTTGCCCGTGGCGGCCGAGATGTCGAGGGCGAGACCGAGCTGGTCCTGGGCGGTCGCGACGTCCTTTGTGCCGACCACGAGGTTCGACAGGGCGGGGCGGAGCTCGTCGTCGGCGACCCCCACGGTTTTGCCGAGGGACGCTATGTAGTCCTCGGTCGAGGCGACCGTTTCGTCAGTGGCGCCGGCGGTGTTGCGCATCGTCTGGGCCAGCACGGCCTGGGCCTTGGCGTCCTCGGCGGCGGCCTGGGTCATGTCATAGACGGCGAGGCCGACGCCGGCGATGGCGGCGGTGGCGAGGGTGGCGGGGTTGACGAGCCCGCCGAGACTGTCGCCCAGGCCGCCGAGGGCGCCCTTGCCGCCCTTGCCGCCGAGGTCGTCGACGGCCCGCTCGGCCTGGTTCGACGCTTTGACGAGGTCGGAGGCGTCACCCTCGAACCGGACCTTGATATCGCGCCCCGCCACTATTCGTTCCCTCCGGTGTCCCAGCGGTCGGCGAGCTCCTCGAGGACCTCCTGGTACCGGGCGATCAGGCGGGGGGTCGCGGCCCGGATCGTGGGGAAGAACCAGCGGCCGACGGTCCCGGTCCAGTCGGGGAACTGGCGGGTCGAGGGGCGGCGGCCGCCACCGAACTCGGCGCCGAAGAAGACGTCCCCGGCGGCCACGCGCCGTTTGGGGCGGGTCGAGGGGCGCACCCGTTTGGTGCCCCCCGCGGCGATGGCGGGGACCCGGTCGGAGACCCGCCGCACGGAGGTGGCGACCAGGGCGGCCTGGGGGCTGTCGGTCTGGGCGGCGAGGGCGAGCACGCCGACGAGCTCGTCGGCGACCCCGCCGGCCGCTTGGCGCAGCTCCTTGTTGGCGTCCTTGCCGTACTCGTTGAAGGCCTTCAGCGTGGGCTTGAGTCCCTCGACGGTGATCCCGAACCGCATTCCACCGGCGGCCATGTCAGCGGGTCCGGTGCATGCGGGCGAGGACGGCGGAGGCGGTGACGAGCACCTCGACCGGTTCATCCCACCACGCCGAGGGCGCGGTGTGCGTGGCGATGGCGAGTTCCACGATCATCCGCTCGAGGGACCCGCGACGGTAGGGCGGACCGGATCCTCGCTGTGCGTCAGGATCGTGATGTCGCTGCAGTGGTCGCCGAACACCTCGAGCTCGAGCTCGCCCAGGCCGTCCTCGTGGCGCATGGCCAGCCACGCCATGATCGTCACCATCTCCATCGCGTCGGCGGTGCCGTGCTTGGCCCGCAACATCTCGTCGAGGTCGGGGAGACCGTCGGCCCGTAACTGTGCCCGGGCCCGACGCAGGTCGCCTGCAGTTGTCGACACCCGGTACTTGACGTCGCGGTACTCACATTCGAACCGCCAGATCAGCGCGCCCTTGGCGGACCCGCCGTGCCGTACCGGGGGCACCTCGCTCACGCGGCCTCCTCCTCGTCGTCAGTATCCACGGAAGTACTGATCTCCGTATCTGCGGATCTACTGGCGGCGGGGACGTAGGTGGCGAACGTGGGGACACCGTCGAGGCCAAGGGTGACCGACGCTTCGGCGACCTCGCCGGCGGTACCGCCGTAGGGCCCGGCCTTCAACCGCACCTTGCCGGTCGCGGTCTCACCCTCGGCGGGCCACTCGATCGAGAAGTCAGCGAGCTCGCCGGCGTGCGCCGCCAGGAACGCCGAGATGCCTTGCGACACGACGGGAGGGCCGGCCGAGCCGGCCGCCCAGTTCTGGTCGTACTCGAGCTCGAGCCCCCACGTGGTGGTGCCGACGAGGGTGGTGGGCCCGCACAGCCGTTTGCGGATCTCCTCCGGTGTCTCGGGCACGAGGGTGGCGGCGGTGACGTCACAGGACACGTCGACCGCGGCGCCGCCCTCGACAGTGAGGGTGAGGGTGACGTCGTCGAAGTAGCTACCCATGGGGGGGTCCTCCGGTGGTGAGCGGGAACGACCCCGCGATGACGGGCACGCCGGCAATCTCGATCGGACCGATCGACCCGAACGGCCCGATCCGGTTGGCACCGGCCCGGGCCAGCGCCCGGGCGGCGGCGACGTAGGCGGCGCCGAGCTCCTCGAGAGAGGTGGCCAGATCCCAGCGGCGCCCGGCGATCCCGACCCGCCACGTCACCTCGGGACACGCCCCGATCTTGCGGTTGACGACGATGTGCGGGTCGGCCGGGGTGAGGGTGACGGCCGGGGTGGCCACGATCTCCGCGGGCGCGGCGACGCCCGAGGCGGGCTCGCCGAGGGCCTCGGTGACGGCGGCCTGGGCGACCTCGAGGATCTCGGTCGCGGTCACGCGATCCCCCACGAACGCTTGTCGCGGGCGAAGTAATGCTGCACGTGGGTGAAGAGATCCTCGGGGATCCCCCCCGACGTGTACGCGTCGGCGCCCAGGACACCGCCGGGGGAGGCCGGGTCGTGGTACACGCGCACCCCGAGGGCGACCAGGCCGTACACGAAGTCGGGGCGGTCGGTGGCCAACGGCAGCGGGTCGGGGTCGAACCCGGGGAGAGGGTCGTCATAGAGGTAGCCGCGCACGAGCGCGACGGTGGCGGCGGCGGCGTCGACACAGCGGGGGGGAAGCGGGTCGGGCGCGGCCCCGTAGAGGACCTCGGCGATGCGCGCCGCGACCACGCCGGCCAGCACCTCGTCGCCGGGTGGGGGCGCCACTACTTGCGGGCCCTCGACGTCGAGCGCCGGTCATGCTCGTCATCGTCGCCGGCGGCCGTGAACGTGAGGGGCGGTGGGAGGGTCGGGGTGACCTTGATGATCCCCTGGGCGAGAAACGCCCCGAACGCACCCATCCCCCAGATCGCCACGTCCTCGCCCAGCTTGGGCACGTCGGGCGCAGTGACGACGAACGGGCCGTCCTCCATCCACGCGCACGCCAGCTTGTTCGACACGATCGCCGTCGACGGCGGCAATTCGGGGGCGAGGATCACGGAGAGCCCGGAGACGTTGACGTCAAGCGTCGAGGCAGTGGCGGTGCCGGTCACGTTCTGCGTGCCGTACGGGGTGGGGACCAGGCCCGGCATCGAGGCGAACCCGACGAACACGTTCTCGGCGGCGAGCACGAACTGGGCGGGGGTACCGGTCGCGGTCTGCACCTTGGCCGACGCGGCGAAGATCGCGCCCCGCAGCGCCGAGCCGTCGGGGTCGTTGGTGAGGTCGACGGGCAGGGTCTCGCCGGCGGCGGCGGTGACGGCGGTGGTGGCGGCCAGGTCGGTGACGACCCCGTAGGAGGCCTGCAGGATCCGCAGGTAGGCGTCACGGTAGGAGGGCTGGGAGCGGCGGATCAACTGCCACGACACATCGGAGCCGCCGGCGTAGGTCGTGATGACCGTCGACGCCTTCTTCAGCATGACCTTGACGGACACGATGTCGGTCTTCTCGGCGGCCTGGGGGCCGACGAGGGCATGCAGGTCGCCGTCGAAGTAGGGCCAGTCGATCTCCATACCGGACGCGGGGAGGGGCCGGGTGCCGATGGCGTTGATCACCGGGCGACCCATATCGATGATCCCGAAGACCTCGTTCAGCCACCCCGGGGCCATGACCCCGGGGTTCTCGGGGGTGATCTGGTCAACCCAGGCGCGGGCGTGATGCGCCCGGTACGCCTCGGCGAAGAGCCGGGGGAGCTCATCGCTGGCCGAGAGGCGGGCGGCGGCGTGGAACTCGTACGCGTTCGCGTAGCGGGCCAGCGGGTGGGCGGCGAGCCGAGGCCCGCCCCGGCCCAGGATCCGGCGGACCTCGCGTTCGATGGCGTGGCGGGCCGTGGCCTGGGCGCCCTCGACCGGCGGGTCGCCTACCTCGCCGGTGTCGGGGTCCTCGTCGCCCTCCTCGTCGGGGTCATCGGGGTCGGGGTCGGGGTCGGGGGCGGCGCGCACGGCGAGGACCTCGGCGCCGGGGTAGCTGCCGCGGTGGGGGGCGGTGAGCACGGCGAGCCCGGTCATGGTGGCGGCGGTGCGCACGACGGTGCCGCCGGTGGCGGGGCCCTGGTCGTCGACGAACTCGACGGAGAACGTGGCGCCGACGGTGCGGGCGAGGGCCCGGAGCTCGGCGGCGGCGGCGACCTCGGCGAGCGTGACCCGCCCGTACAGGCCGTCGTCGCGGACCTCGAGGTCATCGACCCGCCCCACCAGCGGGCCCTGCTCGACGCGGCCGCCGGGCCCGTGGCGGTGCCCGGCGTAGACCGGGATAGTTATCCCGGCCGGCGCGGTCAGCCCACCCCGAGCGATCGACTCGGTGTAGACGCTGCGCCCGCCGTCGTCGGACACGGTGGTGGGGGTGTCCCAGGGGACGAGGAGCCCGAAGAGGCTGCCACCGTCCTCGACGGCCGCGGTGCCGGTCGCGGCCCGGCGGGCGTGCACGACGGTCGGGGCGGCCTCGGCGAGGGCACGGGCGTGAACGAGGAGTTGGGACACGGGGGTCCTCCTAGGTTGGGGTGCCCTCGAGGGTCGACGGGACCGGTGGGCGGTCGGTGGCGGTGATGGGCCCGTAGCCCTCGAGGTCGCGGACCTCGTCGACGGTCATCCACGCGGCACCGCCGAGGGCGGTCGTGTACGCGTCGAACCGGGCTTGAAAGTCGGAGCGGACGAGCTCGCTCGTGTCGAACCGGGTGCGGCCGGTGGCGACGAGGTCGTCGAACACGGCCTCGAACCGCGAGAGGTAGGAGCCGAGGCCGGTGGCCAGCCACCGGCGGAACTCGCCCTCGGTGGTGCTGTAGGTGAGGCTGTCCCCGCCCGCGATGTTCACGAGCGACGGGGGCATGCGGAAGACACGGGCGAGCTCGGCGTTGGCCTGGGCGATCGACTCGACGAGCTGGGCCTCGAGCGGCGACGCGCCGATGGGCCGGACCTTGCCGTCCTGGTCGATCACGCCCGGTTCGTGGCGGCCGCCCATCGAGTCGAGGAGCTGCGATTTGATTTCCTGGGCTTGACCGGGGGCGAGGCGGTGGGCGACCTCGATGATCAGGCTGGGGTAGCCGGCCTGCCAGAACGACCCGGCCATCGCCCAGAGCGACGTGAAGAAGTTGACGGCGCCGGCGGCCTGGTCGAGGGGCGGGATCCCGGGTGAGCCGCGGGACTCGACGGCGAGCGGGACCCAGATCATCTCGAGGCCCGGGATGTAGTCGGTGCCGTTGTGCGAGATCGTGTCGAGCTCGCCGGTCACGGGATCCCAGGTGGGGGTGGCGTCGAGGGCGTCGACGGCGCGCACCGCCTGGGGCATCCCG